TTTATATCCGAAGGATATAAAGAGCAAGCACCCAGGCACTTCTTCTATTTCGCTGACGTCAGAAGGTATATAAGCGGAAGTTTTAGCATCGTAGTATTAAATGTCTGGCGTCTTTACAGATCTCACGTTGCGTGATTTCAGTTTAGGTACTAATAATTTACCTTTAGCAAATACACCTAAACTTCGTAATAGATTTGGGAGATGGTGGAATCGTAGTCACCCCTACGACAGACTACCTACAAATGAACCAGAACCTCTTCGCGAAACTAGTTTCCAAGAGGCGGCAGGGCCAGAAGAAACTCGCATTGATATCGCGGAAGACGAAATCAACGCAGGTGAAGGAGCAGCCGAAGCTGAAACAAGTTTCTCTACTGGAGTTGAGGAAACAGCACTTGAACTCGGCGAAGCAGCTACCGAAACAACAGGACTTTTGGGAGGCGCTACTGCAGGTAGCGCAGCAGCAGGCACAGCTGGAACTCTTGGAACTGTCGCGGCAACTGCAGCAGGAGGAGCAGCCCTCGCAGGAATCGGCATCGGAATTAAAAAATTAATTGATCACACGAGTAGCAAAGGTGCAGTATTACCTGGCACTGATTTCGTGGGGCCTGGTAATCCAATAGATCCTAAACCTGCACGATCAGAAACTGATCAAATTGCTAAGGAACACGATCTTGGGTACGAAGACTTATTGCATCGTGCAAAATCACAGTATTTTACTGAAGAAGATTTCAAAACTGAAGTATATAAATTGGACGACGAAGCAATTCATCGTTTTTCTGAGGAATACCAGAAATCCGGTACGTGGCAAGCATTTGTTGGAAAATACGGACTTAAAGCTAAACGTGTAATTGAAGACGTAATTGGTGGACCTGTATATCCTCAACAACCTAAAAAACGTGAGTACTGATACTTTTTATTTTGTTTTCAGTGTAATGACACCCCCACTGAAACCTCATCCACAAGAACGTGATAATTGGGAATACTTAAATGAAGGTCAACGGCGGTACGCTGTTGAACAATGGCAATTAGCTCGAGTACGTCGAGGTTTACCAATTGATCATCCTATTCCAGAACCTCCTCGTGCAGAAGAAGAAGAAGTCGCACCTGCAACTCCAACTGCAGATGATATATTAGACGAGCTACCTGAAGGTAATCCGGAAGACATTGACGACTTCGACGTAGATCAACTTCCTTCTACTACACAGGAACATCATCCGACTACTGATTTAGCAGCGCAACCTGGACGTTCCACAGATCCAGATCCTGAACCTGTAAGTAATCCTGTAGATAGTACTCCACCTGACGAAGGTGATTCTTCGTCCATGAGTGCTCCTTTAACTCCTCCCATAACCCCGGACAAAACACAAGACAAGGGAAAGGGCAAACGCGGCGGTGGTGGTCGTCCTCCTAAAAGTAGTGGTGGTAAACGTTCAAGAATGGCAGGTACATCATTACCGGGAGCAGGTGCAGATATTGCAGGTGAAGGAGGCGGTCAAGCGATTATTCCAATTCCTAGACCAATTACTACTCCGCATAACAATTTCATTATCTTTAACAAAGTACATCGATTTTTAACTTATGGTCTTGCAAATGTTGTAATTCCAATAACAAGGACAGTTAACGATGTTACATATGTTGACAACTTCGTTATTACTAGTTTGGGACGTTTACCAGTCGACCGACCGTTCTTGTATATGAATCCAAATGAATTTGCTCAATTACCACCTGGAAGTTGCATTGAAGAATGTAATGTACGCGTAACAGCATTTACCCCTCGTATTGCTTTTCAAACAAATAGTTCTAATACTGGTCTTGCTACTCTAAATCAAAATCAATTTATTCTTCATGCTACAGGCCTGAATATAAAAACACAAGGTATTGACGTACGTCCTAAAGAATTTCAAGCTAATGAACCAATGGTTGTATCATCCATAGATGAACTTGGAGCAATACGTGATGAAAATCTTTTTGAGGATTATGTTAAAGAGTTTTACGGCGATAAATCAGTACCCAATCATGTACCACGTCATCAGTTCGGTATTCCGTATCCATTAAAGAATTATTTCGCACTTGTTCTTCAACAGAACGGTACGGCAGATAATCCGGGTTACGAATGTTTACAATCTCATGTAAATGAAATTAGATGTAATGGACCTCCAGGAGAAATTGTTGAATATAATTATAAACCACAATTGGGTTTAATTAAAAAAGCTATACCAGCTGTATATACTGGTGTACCTAGCGCAGTGGGTGGTAACTCAACTCTTAGTTGCCCAGCAGGTACAGGGAACTCGCAGTATCGAACTGCTGATTTCACTATGACTAATAATATTTTAAGAGGGGATTCAGAAAAATTTAATGATACTGTAGTATCAAATACTGAATGGACTATTGCGACTCAAATTGAAAAAAGTCAAATACTTCATGCAGGAGCTTTTCCATCTTATACACCAAAAGCTCAACCTAGTTTGCATATTGGTGTGAAACCTGTTCATGCATTGACAACAGCTAATTTAGATGATAATCTTAATAATGCTAATTTTACTGACACTCAAGCTTACTTTATTGTTGAAGCTGCTTGCAAAGTACGACTTCAATATCCTTCCATTAGACCTCTTTTTAACGGTCCTAATACTATTCCTGATAACCAGATTTATTCCAGTTCTACTTTGGAGTACACTCATGCAGTTGGGAAGAGTACTATTATGGGATTGCAACAAAAATGAAAGATGTAATAAAAGGAATTAATAAACTTTATTCCAATCAACTCCATACATTTTCATTAATTCAAAAACAGCCGGTGGATACGGCTTCTTCCTTGATTTGGCCAAATAACTACATGGCCTCCAATAAAATACCTTCATCCTTACATCTACAAAATGAGCATCACATGCAATAGGTATACAATTGTTACTAATTAAGCAAACAGGTGTCCTGGCAACAATTCCATCTGATTGATGTTTTACGCTAACATTGAATGGACACCCCTCACATAATTTCTTCATATCCTCCTTTGCTCCATCTTCCAAAGATATTTCATTACCAATTACAATTCGTTTGTGAACACAATCTTGCAAAGCAAACTTGTTAGTTTTATTATTAACTCTACCAAGAAAACCCACATTTAAACCCAAACAGCAAACTGCGTCCCAAAAATAATTCTTACCACAATTATGATTACCAATTATACATACAGTATTAACTTTAGGGTTAAGCTGATATTCTTTTTCCCCATTCATATTAATTGTTGGCATATACCAACCTAACCTATTAAACCAAGCTACAATATTCATTAGTAATTCTTTCACACCTTCCTCACTACCATTACATTGAAATAAGATAAGTTCATTAAGAAAGTGAACACTATCTTCCATATTATGATAAAAAACAAAAGGGTCTATATTACCAGCTTGATAAACACATGTATTCTCTAAAGTCTGTAAGTAGAAATCATTCAAAGACATTTCATTAATGTCACGCACATATAAAGAAATAGCAGCAGTATACAACTTTTCATTTTTTGGATCATGCAATTCAAAATACATAGGATGCTTCCTATCAATTATTATTCTAGCGTCACGCACAGGAATACAGTTCAATTTTGAGAATAGTACTTTTGCTTCTTCGGCGAAGGTCTGGAACTTGCTCCGTTTTCTTCGAGGTTGGTATACGCCACGCAAAACGCGTTGTTGATGTCCTTCCAAATCTGTGACTTCTTCGATACCGTCACATCCATCTCTTGCAGCTTGTTGTTCCAGTAGTAGTCGGGATTGCTCGCACAGCGCGGTCCATCGTACACCTTCACCTGTATCCGGTAGTCGTCGTAAGGCTCCATCAATCCAAACTGCTCGTTCGCTTTTCCATTTTGACACAATGAAGTATAAGAAAACATTTGCCCAGTCGGTGTCATCGAGTTCGGTAATGAACTTCGACTTGCGTAGAGGCTTGCGAAGTCCCTTTTTGAAGTCTTCCGTTTTTGAGAACTTGCATCTACATTGTCCAGCGCTGTACGGGCAGTCGTGGACGACGTGGATGTGGTCTCCTTCGTTGACCCAGAGTAGTAGTCTTCCGGGGTAAGTGCTTGCGCACTTATTAAGGAAGTCCAGCACTCTGCGACCGTGTTCAGGAGACGACGTGACCACAACGTCTGAAATGTACCGCCGAGTAGAGCTGAAACTCTTCGATCTAAGTCCGCGAATGAAGTGACCAACCATTTCGTTGACATTGTCTGCCAGTGCGATATAATCTTCAGGAAGCTTTTCTTTAATTGTGCGTAATCTGAGGCTAGGTTCGTGTTCTGATCCTCCAGAGAAATGGTAACACTCTCCAGCATGTCCGCCCACCATTGCGGATTGGTCAACGGTTGATTCTCGCAGAGGCCCCATAATGTCTTCATAAAGTCCTTCAACGTCTCCTCTACTCCATCCAGATTGTCCTGTGCTTGTACTGGCTCCATCGTTTAACTCAGTTATCATCTGCAACAGGTAATAACGGAATTTCGTTACACATGAGATATATACTATTAAACCACTGCGGGCCTAAATGAGTTCCATCTTTAATCGCAAATAATGATGTTGTATTACAACAAGTACACCAATTACTTCTACATTGCATATAATCGATAAGTTCATCATCTTCAATAACTGTTTGATCGCGAACGAGAACAAACTTCTTAAACCGATAGAAATTAGAGCTGTTAAACCTCGCAAATGTATTATAACAAGGTATACAAATATTATCTGTAATAGGGAAGCCAAAAGTACCAGGAGCACAGAAATGCACTTGTATGAAACATCTATTCACTAAATTGCGTTGGAAAGCAAATGATGGAATACCGTCTTCCATGTGATAATTCATTATCTTTATGTACGTTTCAATGGGAACATTATTTGGTACTGACCAATCATGATATTCATGCGGATTATCCAGATATTTTCTTTCATAAAACATCGATGAATACAACCTGCTAGAAAATTCATTATTTTTATAGAGAAAATTTATTACGTCCCAATCCGTATTTTCTACAAAAGTTCTAAGTGATAACTGTTGCAATGAACGAGGTTCGAACGTACATGCTGGAGGCGCTTCTACTGCAGCGAACAACATACCTGAGTTCCAGAACACGAAGATCAATACACTACGTACAGTCACAGAAAAGCTCCGCTTATATCGACGATCTGAGGCAGAATAGAAGAAGTGCCTGGGTGCTTGCTCTTTATATCCTAAGGATATAA